GCTTTAATATTTGGAATCCCCATGGCGAAAACGTCACGGTCATATTCGAGGCGAACATATAAATACGCGACACCGCGCAACCGGTGGTTTGTTGTCCAGGCGTCAACTTCGGAAACCAAATCCGAGTCCGCTGTCTGGCTATCCGTTCCCAGATATTTTTTAATTCTGCATTTTCCGGAATACCGGCCACCAATAACATTGCCCGAAGAGTCCAGCATGGATTCCGTGACTTCCTGATCCGACAAAAAAACAGATTTGATGGCTTCACATTCATGTCCCGCTAACGGAATGACCAAATGCAAAAATTTGTTTTCGCCGGTTGGTGTACTGGCCGCAAAAACCAGCGGTCCCGAAGACACCATTTCCCCGTAAATCAACCGCCTTGCTGCTACCGCCGACCTGATTAATTGAGTCCGGTCGTTGGCTTCCGTTGTGTAATCCGGTATATCCGGCTTGGGTGCTAAATACGAGCCAACCAGGGACAGGGCAAACATGGCAATGGCCACTTCAGGGGTAGCTCCGGCAATAAGTACCGCAGCAGCCGAAATGGCAGCCCCAATGACGGGAGGCATTTTATGACCCTACTTGAAAAGCCAAACGCGATTCAAGCGTTGGCAAATATGTCAAACCCTCCGGAGCCAGGAAAACACTTCTCTGATCTAATACAATTCCACACGCAGGCATTTTTTCGTTTTCCAATTCTTTCAAAACCACATCCCCACGTTGGGCAAAAGCAACAGCCACCGGAGTCAAAAAATGGGACCAAACCGATTCCAGTGTTTTAAATTTGTGTTTTTTAAACTGCTTTATAGCTCCGGCTGCGGAGTCATATTTTCCTTTGAATTTATAACCCTTGAAAATATCATCACCGGTCATGGCTTGAATGGCCCCCCCGCAAAAAATGAAACAATCATTTTTGCCCCAATTAAATTTTTGATTATCCAAACTATCTACAAAGTGCAGAAGAAGCGTCGGCCAGTTTTCATAACGGGTCATCCGCTGCGGCCCCAGATAATCTCTTTTTCAACCATCGAATCCACAAACTCAAAACCCTTGTCCGCACTATAAACCGCTTGTTGGTCCGCGTTGGTATAACGTCGAACCCTCGGACGTTCCCAATCCACCAAACGGGATTCCACGCTCAGTGAAACCGTGGCCGAGTTGCCCGATTCAATGTTCATTTGATTCACGCGACCTTTAAACATTTCTATCGGGTTCGCAATCAAGGCGTAACTATCATTCAGAAAACCGACATATAGCGTGGCAAAACGGTTTTGAAAATCTTCTGACAATGCCAAAGACAACACGCTCGATGGAATACCAGACAAAGACAAAGACAAGGTGTAGGTTTGAAGTTCTGCCCCTTCCTCGACATTCGAAAAGCCTGCTAAAACGCCAGCCCCTAGATAGGTATTTCCATCAAATAAGACATCTCTGTCCGCGTCTGAATAATAAATATGGCCGGAATCAAATTCGAGTTTAACCAGGTTAACCGGTCGGACAACTTCTGCGGCAATAGCCGTTTGATTTGCAACTGACCAACCGCGTGCCATCAGATTGTTTCCATACCGGAAAAAGTAATGCCAAAAAATTTGGCCCTTGATTCATTCCAGGTGACTTCCGGACCCTCCAGGCGCATCACGCAAGCCGCACTTGAAACCGTAATTCCGGCGTTATTCTCCGGTGAAACCCTGATGGATGGTTCTATGGATAGTGTGACCTCTCCACTTCCGTTTGTGGTCGCATCCGCCGTCACCATGTATAGCTGCCTTTGTGTGGCATCCACTGCAATATAATCACCCGCTTTTAAAACCAATGTGGAGTTTGACCAACCATCTGTAATTAAACTATTGCCCGTCTGGGACGCTCCGTTGACCAGTGGGGTTCCGGTGGGTGTGCCTTGTGCGGTTGTCCGTGCCGGATCATAAGCAAAAAAGGAATTGGCTTGGCCCCGCAATTTAACCAGAAACGCCAACCACTCCCCAGCCGCAGAAGCCGACAACGGAACGGTTGTATAAGTGGCGTACCATTTCGACCCCGTAAGTTCGAGGGTTTGCAGCTTGCCGGTTAACGGAGAAACAAAAGTTTGTGTATTGGCACGCAGCCCGAAACTTGCACTGACAAAATTTGAGGCAGGCATGGAAATGGTTGCCATTAACGCCTCCCCGATACCCTGGCAAATGAGCCGCCGCGATCAATGGCGGTGAATACGCTGGCAAAAGTTTCCTGTTTGATGCGTTCAGATTCTTGTCTCAGGGCTTGGATGGTCGCTGGGTTGGCACCCGAAAAATCATAATTGTTGACCACATTCACACCGCCGCCCAATTGGTGGTTTGGCACAACTCGCCCTGAATTTGAGGACATGAAAAGTTCCGGTCCTGCTTCACCAACAAGGTAGGGTGTGTTGGCTTTAACCGGTCCTCCATATTGTTTTGGAGGGGCTGGCTTCCCGCTTGGGACCGTTGCCGGTCCTATCATGCCGGAAATGGCACCCAACACTTTGTCCATTATATATTTCTGGATAATTATTTTTTGCATTTGTTCAATAATCGAAAAGGCAAAATTCTTGAAGGCGTCTTTGGCGTTCTTCGTTCCGTTGATTATCGCCACCAGGGAATCAGTCAACTTGGCCGCACCGGAAACCGCGACTTCCTCCATTGAATGTCTGAGGGATTTTGTAGAGTCCAAATATTCTTTTATTGGACCCTTGCTGGCTTCAAAGGCTTTTTTCTGATTTTCCAAAACTTCTGTGAAAAATTCTGTTTGGAAAGATAAACGAAAAAGTTCCTCCCGCATTGCTTTTGTGACAATGACACCTTTGGACTTTGCTTCTGTGATTATTTTTTCAAGTGCCATTTGCCGGTTTTGAGTCGCCAAATGAATTTCAATGGATTCAGTGGATTTGTGCTGTGATCTTGAAACCCACCGGAGCAAGTCACGTTGTTGTTTCATTGCGGCGGTTTTGGCGTGAAACGCTACAGTGGCTTTTTTAATTGCGTTTTCTTCTTTTTCTTGGTCCTTGATCCATTTCAACAATAATTTATCAAGGTCTTTCATTTCCATTGTGCGAATGATGGGAGCCGGTTTTATTCCTTGTTTTTTTCCACCGTCTTTGCCCGTTTTGCCAATTTGTTTTATTAAATTAATTCTTTTTTGTAATTCTTCGTTTTCCTTTTTTAATGCAGCAATTGCGTTTTGGCGTGCTACAACAACTGCCTTTGAGTGCCTTGGATTTGCTACGCTTCTTCTCTGATCTCTAAATCTTTTCCGAATGGCTAAAATTCTGTTGAGATCACTTTGAAGTTTATCAATCTCCTTTTTTCTCTTTTTGTGTTGTGCTTCAAAGTCACTGATTCCTAATTCAATCAGGCCCCATTTTTTACCCAACCGGACAACTGCCTGGGTAACCTTGAAAACTAATTCAATCAAACCACTCAACATATCTTTTAGTTGTGGCCCATAATTTAAAACCGCTTTCATAAAAGCGGTTCTGATTTGATATTCCAAAACGGTGAAGGCGTCTTTTAAATCCTCCGCATCCCGCACCATTTTTTCGGAAAGTATGAGTCCGAGTTCTTCCGCCCTCTTAACCCACTTGCCAAATTCAACGCCGCCTTTTCTGGCAATAGCTGCCAACGCCGCGCCTTGTCGACCAAATGCCGCCACACCAATGGCAGCAGACAAACTCACATTATTGACAGATTTCATTTTGTCAAAAACCGCTTTGAGTTTTTGGGTCAAGGAAACGCTACTTCTTAAAATCCCCGTAAAGGCTTTGTCCTTGAGCTTAATTAATCGGGTATATAGCTCACCGGTTTGGAGTCCCAAATCACCAATGTTGCGGGTAAATTTCACCAGGGCTTTGTCTGTGGCTTCCGCCGACATACCACCAATGTCAAAAGCAAATCTCAGCTTTTGCAACTCCGTTGTTGTGATTCCAATCATGTCTGCGGTTTTGCCAATTTTATCCGCAAAATCCACAGTCTTTTTGATAACCGCAATTAGACCAGCCCCGATTGCCGCAACCGCAGCAGTGGCAGCAAATGCCGCGCCTTTCATTTTTTTCATGGCACCGGTAACACTTGAAAAGGCACGCTTGGTGCGGTCCTTTGCAGAAATTGTTACCTGGAGGTTGCTAACATTCGCCATCAATTATGTCCGATCTTATTTTCATAAATGCCATCCATTCATAAAATTCCTGAACTGGCATTTGCTCAATTTCCGAGATTGATTTTTTCAACCGATCCGCCAGGGCGTACATCATTTGCCTTTGGGGATCGGCAATTAGTTTTTTTCGATTTCTTCCACCTCGTCGGAACCTTCCATCATTTCACCGGCTATCCGGCTGACAACAGA